ACATCGTACAGTACAACTACATCACGGGGTTCGGTGCTTACGGTTACGGTCTGATTCATCTTATCGGTGGCTTTGCTAAGTCAGCTACCAGCATCGTAAGACAGCTTGTAGATGCAGGCACGTTGTCCAATCTTCCCGGTGGGTTGAAGACTAACGGTATGAGAATCAAGGGAGACGACACTCCTATCATGCCGGGTGAATGGAGAGATGTAGACGTAGCGAGCGGCACTGTCAGAGATAACATCATGCCGCTCCCCTATAAGGAGCCCAGTGCGACGCTGTTCCAACTCCTGCAGAATGTGGTGGATGAAGGACGCAGGCTGGCGGCGGTAGCCGATGTAAAGTTTGACTCCATGAATGGTGAGGCCCCTGTGGGCACCACGTTGGCAATTCTTGAGCGCACCATGAAGGTCATGAGTGCAGTACAGGCGCGGGTCCATGCGTCCATGTCTCAGGAGTTCAAACTTATCGCGGCCCTCATACGCGACTACACTGCACCTGACTATAGCTACGTCCCAGACAGTAAATCCGAGCCCAGTGCGAAAAAGTCAGACTACGAGCAGACGGACATCATCCCCGTCAGTGATCCAAATGCCACAACGATGGCACAGAGGATTTTGCAGTATCAGGCAGCGATTCAGTTGGCACAGCAGGCTCCACAAATCTATAACCTTTCAATGCTGCATCGGCAGATGCTTGAGGTCATGGGTGTCAAGGATGCCGATAAGATTGTAGAAACGGAAGATGACCTACTGCCAACAGACCCTGTTACAGAGAATATGGACGTTCTCAACATGAAACCTGTGAAGGCATTCTACGAACAAGACCACGAAGCGCATATTCAGGTCCACCAAGCCTTTATGCAAGACCCGAATGTAGCGCAGATTATGGGGCAAAACCAGAACGCTCAAGCCATTATGCAGGCAGGACAGGCGCACTTGGCGCAGCATCTTGGCTTTGCCTATAGAAAGAGAATTGAAGCCCAGTTGGGTGTTCCTCTGCCTCCTCCTGACCAAAAGATGTCCCCAGAAATGGAAGCTCACGTCTCTGGATTGTTGGCGCAAGCGGCTCTTCAGGTACAGCAGCAGTCTCAGATTGAAGCACAGGCGGCACAGGCACAACAAGCGGCTCAGGACCCGATTGTACAGCGGCAAATGATGGAGATGCAGCTAAAACAGCAAGAATTGCAGGCCAAAGTACAGATCGAAATGGCTAAAATTCAGACGCAAAAGGAGATTGCGGAGCTTGATAATCAGACGAAAATCCAGCTTCAACAGCAAAAAGACGGTGCTGAAGGCGTAAAACTTGGCTTTAACGCAGCAAAAGAATACATCTTCAAGGAAGACGAGCGGGTACAAGGAGGTATGGCTAAGCAAGAGGATCGCGCACACTCAAGCGCAGAAAAGGACAAGGACCGAGCGTTCAACGCGATGCAAAAACAGGAGAAGGTAAATGACTGAGCTAGAACTGCTTAGCAAAAAGTTAAAAGAGGCCATTATCCCGCGACGAGACGCACTGACTAAAGGAGCCCTTGCTTCTTGGGAAGATTACAAATACCTGACCGGAGTGATCGCTGGGCTTCAGGCGGCATTGGATGCTGTAGAAGAAGCGCAGAAGAGGTACATCGAAGACTAAGACTTCACGGGAGTAGAGGATTCAGGCCACTCTACTCCCTCTTAACGGCCTGCTAATAGAGGACATCATGACGTTTCATGCAAATGTAGATATAGAAGCCACGCTTAAAACAGCGGAGGAATTGGGCGATAAACTTCCCGATCCGGTTGGCTACCAAATGCTGGTCATCAAACCAAAAATAGAAGAAGTCACAGCGGGAGGTATCATCAAACCTTCTGAGTTTCTTCGTAAGGAAGAAGCGGGGTCTGTTCTCGGCCTTGTGCTTAAAATGGGTGATTTGGCTTACCGAGATGAAGCTAAATTTCCTACCGGAGCTTGGTGCAAAGTTCATGACTTTGTGTTGATTGGAGCGTATCGCGGTTCACGTTTCAGTGTCGATGGAGAAGAGTTCACGATCATAAACGACGACATGATCTTGGGCACTATCAAGGACCCGTCAGGGATTAACCGTGCTTATTAAGAGGTAGTTATGAGTATAGAAGAAGGCGTACCTGTAGAAGTTGGGATTGAGGACGAAACTCCCGAAATCGAGATTATTGACGATACCCCTGAAGAAGACCGAGGCCGAAAGCCCCTGCCAGAGTCTGAAAATGACCAGCAGGAAGAAGAGCTCGATACGATCTCTGCGGGTGTTAAGAAGAGGATCAATCAACTAAGCCACCGTTACCACGATGAGCGTAGGGCCAAAGAAGCGTTAGAGAGGCAGAACCAAGAAGCCATAACGCTAGCGCAGACCATCCTCGCTGAAAATCAGAAGTTAAAGCAGACGCTCACTTGGGGTCAAAAAGAGTACCTTAACGAAGCCAATGCCAAGATTGAGTACGCAGAAAAACTTGCGGAAGATAGGTACCGTAAGGCGTATGAATCAGGTGACACAGAAGGTGTGCTTAACGCACAGAAAGAGCTGCAACAGGCAGGACTTCAAAGAGAGCGCTTGGCAAACTTTTCGCCACCTATCCCAGAACCTGAAGAAAATACTTTACAAACGTACCAACAGCCTGTATATAATGCGCCACAACCTGCTTACACACAGCCTAGCTCTCCCCCTGTAGACGCAAAAGCTGAAGAATGGGCAGCGAGAAATCCTTGGTTTGGAGAAGACACAGAGATGACCTCTCTTGCTTATGGTCTCCATTCCAAATTGGTAAATTCGGGTGTCGATACGCAGTCAGATGAATACTATGCGGCTATCGACAAACGCATGAGGGAAGTGTATCCAGAACATTTTGGTAAGGCTAAGAAGTCGTCGCCCGTAGCCCCAGCCGGTAGGAGCACCTCAGTTAAAAAAGTGACGCTAACCGCTACTCAGGTAGCACTTGCAAAAAGACTCGGAGTGAGCTTGGAAGATTACGCCAAGCATGCCGCTAAATTGGAGAAACGCGCAAATGGCTAATGTTATGGACAGAACCCAAAGAACCAATGAGACACGGGAAAAAGAGGTACGACCAGTATCTTGGAAGCCTGCTCACGATCTGCCAACCCCTGCTCCGCAGGATGGTTACGTCTTTCATTGGAAGCGTGTTTCTATGATGGGCACCGCTGACCCCGCTAATATGGCTAAAGCTCGACGTGAAGGATGGGAGCCTTGCAAAGCTGAGGATCATCCAGAAATGTTGTCAGATTTCGCTGCATTCGGTCTGAAACCGCAGGGTCTTATTGAGATTGGCGGTCTGGTGCTCTGTAAGTCTACTCTTGAGAACGCTAAAGCTCGTAAAGCCTACTATGAAGGGCAGACAGCCGCGCAGACTCAAGCTGTAGATCAAAACTTTATGCGTGAAAATGACCCGCGTATGCCTCTCTTCAAAGAAAGCAAGTCGCGTGTTTCTTTCGGTAGCGGTTCCTAAATGGCTAGGGGCCGCGATTACAACTTTTAGGAGTTATTTATGTCTAGTGTTTTTAATCCCGGTCCCACTGGCTTTTTGCCGGTAAACCTTCTGGGTGGCCGTGTCTACTCAGGCGCTACTCGCTCTATTCCGATTGTCTCTGGCTATGCTCAGAACATTGGTTTTGGCGATCTGGTGACTGTTGCTAACACCGGCACCGTTGCTCGTGTTGATACCGCTTCTGGTGCTAAGGCAGCTTTTGCTCTGGCTCCTGTTGGTATTTTCCTTGGATGCCGCTTCACCGATCCTACCTTGAAGTACCCGCTGTTCGATCAGAATTGGGCTTCTGGTACCGTAGCTTCTGATGCAGTTGCTGTCATTGTTGACGATCCCGATGCTATTTTCGAGATCACTCTAACCAATGCTTCTGGGGACCGCTACACCGCAAGTGCAGCTACTCAGTCCACTGTTGGCAACAACATCGGCTACTATCAGCCTGCTACTTTTGTAAATGCAGGCGGCAACAGCACCGTGTCCGCTAACTTTGCTTCAGTCAACACTACCAACACACTGCCCTTCCGGGTTGTCTCTATTGTGCCGGAAAGTGTTCTGCCTGATGGCACCTTTACGCGGGTTCAGGTTATCTACAATGCCGCGATGCACTTCTACCGTCAGGCTACTGGAATCTAAGGAGATATAATCAATGGCTGCTATTTCACGCGCTCAGTTACTTAAAGAGCTACTCCCCGGCCTCAACGCCCTCTTCGGTCTGGAATATGATCGTTATGGCGAAGAGTGGAAAGAACTGTTTGAAGTTGAAAGCTCTGACCGTTCCTTTGAAGAAGAACAGAAGCTCTCCGGTTTCGGTGCTGCTCCTGTTAAGAACGAAGGTTCTGCCATTTCTTAT